TTAGTTTTCTTCTTTCGGATTTCGAGAAAACTTATCGAACTTATTAGCTGACCTCTTTTTTATTTTTTTTGTAGCATGAACATATATATCAGCAGAGGTTGATAAACGGGAATGCCCCAAACGTTCCTGAATCACTTTTAAAATTGAATCAAAATTATTTTCAGATTCATCTTCAAGCAATAACGTGCCCGAGCTGTGTCTAAGCCCGTGAAATTTTATATATCGTATTTCGTGCCGGCTGCAAAATCTTCTCCACCATTTTGACGGATGTTGATAGTAATAAGGATTTCCTTCGCCATTATGAAAAACATACTGTCGATCCCCTCCAAGCCATTTTGTTCCAAGGCGCTTTCGTTCGCGAACCCATTCATCATAGTAGTCTTCTAATTCTTTCATATACCATTCTGGGAAATCTACATTTCTATGTGATGATATAGATTTGGGGCTTTTTTCTATTGCTTTTCCATTTTTAGATAAAGGAATATTGTTGTTTACCGTTAAAGTTCCTTCTTCAAAGTTTACATTCGGCCACTCTAAGGCAATTAACTCACCTCTTCGCCATCCTCCAAACATGGAACCAAGGATAAGTAGCCTCCATTTTCTTGATTCTTTGTAAAGAGCGTCTACTACCAGTTGCGCTTCTTTTTCTTCGTAATATTGCGGATTCTCCAATTTCATTAGTTGCTTTGCCCTTGCATTTTTATCTTTAGGTTTCTTGACTCCTTCCATGGGATTGGTTTCGATGTAATTCCATTCCTTCGCACGACTCAAAATGTTTTTCAATACTCTATAAATATAGCCGATCGTTCCAGCATCTAAGCCATCGGATTTTCCATCAAGTCTTGCTCCGGGTTGTTCCAAATCTTTAAGGAAATTTAGGATATGCATTGATTTTATTTCTCCTAGCTGCATGTGACCAAAACGGGGTATTAACCTGGAATCTAAATGTGTTTGATAAACTTCCAATGTTGCTGGAGAAAGTTCATCTCTCGCGTAATTGTTGTACCAGTCCTTGAAAACAAAATCGTTAAATGTTAACTTTTCGGGTTTTACATAATTGGAAGCAAGTACTTTGTTGCTAAAGTTCCTAAGAGCGTCTTGAAGATACTCTTTTGTTTTTTTGGGGGATTTAAGTATGTCAGGATCGTCAATTGTGATCTTATCTCTTTCTCTTATTTGAGTAACCCCGTCAGCTTCATAGCCAGTAACCACGACCATTCTCCAAGTATTTTTACCTCTTTTTTCAACATATCCCAAAAGAATCACCTCATATAAGAACGTATGTTCTATTTTTGTGTATAAAAAGACATTACTGGAGTGAAAAAGTGATGCATTTCAAGCGGAATTTTATTTCTTAGGAAAAATTTTTCTACGGTTTCTCCGCTTGAAATCTTGTTATCTCCAAGCAGTAGGATTATAGCGAAACTATTCGCCTGCCGCTCGAATTTACCAGGTAGATAGAATGACTTTTCATCAACAAAAAATCTCCCCATTCCTTTGTGCAATCTCTCATGTGCCAATTCATGTGCGCAGACAAACCGTTTCCATTCATCTGGCAAGTCCTTATGTATACAGATATACTTTCGCTTTAGTTTTTTATAATAGAAACCACGAGTACCTTTGCCTAAATCCGCAAACATGACATTGATATTCAGATGAGCTGCAAGTTCGTAAGGGCAATTAGTTTTGTATTTAGATGTTAGTTTATCCACGATGTCACGCATAATATTTCCCCCGTGTTAGTCATCTATTGGTTTTCTTTTATTTTTCTTCTTGGCATCCCAGAACATCGCTTCCATTACTCTAATTATTTTTTCTTTGTCTTCATCCGCAATTGGAACCCCATCAAACATGACTTCTTCATCTTCTTCTAACATTCTCTTAAAATCCCGCTTGTCTTTAGGAGTTGCCCAAGGAGGGATGATTTTTCCATCTGCATTCTGCTCTACTCCTAAAAGGAAATCTACAGAAACGTTATGGATTGCTGCCAGTTTAGCTATCATTTCGATATCGGGTTTGGATATATTGTTCTCCCATGCATTATAACGTGCTCTTTTGATGTCTAACAGTTCTGCCATTTGATCTTGGGTGTATGTTTTTTTGTTTCTTAATTGAGTTAATTTGTCTCCAATTTTCATAATGATCTGACAACCCCCTGAAAGTTTTGATAAAAATATTATCGAAATATGTTGACGATAATTAAATTATCAAATATAATCAGAAGTACATAAAGGAGGTGCACCAATTGATGGCTGCTAAACGTTCACTGTTTAGGCAATGTCGCGAACAAATCGGCTCTCAAGCTTTAGTTGCTTCTGAGTTAAAAATTTCGACTGTCTATGTTAGGATGATTGAAAACGGAACCTTTACTCCTGGTAGAGATTTGATGTTCCGAATTGCACAACACTTTGGCAAAACCGAAAAAGAATTATTTCCTGATTACTTTGACAAAATCAAAGTTACTTAGCATGCCCAAAGCGATAAAAATATTATCTATTACGATTATAATTGATAAGTATATTATCGTCAATAATTTTGTTTGATATGCATTTTTTTTACTATTATTGATAATTTAATTATCAATTGGAGGTGTTCCATGATTGAGAGCAACAGTTCTGATGACTTTCTAAATGATTTAGCAAAACGTGTAGCGAAAATAATTCTGCCCGAAGTTCTGAATGAAATAGCAAACAAACATTTAAGCGAATCGGAAGATAGAACATTAGAAGCTGATGAAGCAGCCGCTCACATTAAAATTTCACGAGTAACCCTTTATAGGATGTGTGCTGAAAACTTATTGCCTCATATGAAAATTGGCGGGAAAGGAAGTCGGAGAGGAAAGTTGTTGTTCAGTTCCAATGCGCTGGATAAATGGAAGAGAGATCAGTTATCAGCTAATTACCAACCAGAAGGAGCGAGGAAATGAGCGGAAACCAAATGGTGTTATTTGAAGGACAACTATCAATCACAATTCTGATGCCGGAGGATGTTAACTTCGATTTTGTAGGGGACTTCATCATTGCGGCCAAGGACGTAGCGGTTGGTCTGGAATATCAAGGTGCATCCGCTACAAACGAAGTTTTAAAGTTTTGTAAAACCGAACATGTTTACCTTGTAAAGAATTCAGACATGGTGAATCGCCATATCCGAAAAATGAACAATGCAGGTGAAAAGTTCATATCTAACCTTTCACTTAATCGGGTTCTTGGTCAGTCTGGACAGCCTAGGGCAATTCCATTCCAAGATTTCCTGTATGAAGAAATGCTGCCATCTATTCAGAAGACCGGAAGATATGAAAGACCTGGAATTGCTGAACCTGATCTAACTCATTTCAAGAAGGAAGCACACATGCTTGGTGTATCCGCTGAAATTTTACGTTTGCCTGAAAGCGGAAGGTTAAAGATGCTGGGGGACTTCAACAAGCAACATGGTTTTAACATTCCATTGCCAGCCTATGCCGATGAGCCGGATACAAAGTCTGCAACAGTGCTCCTGAAAGAATACGGGCTACAAATTGGGGCTAAGACCTTTAACGAACTTCTCATCCAACAAGGATTATTGGAAGTGAAGGAAAGACCGTCACGAGGAAGTGGTGTCAAATATTTCAAATCTCTTACGGAAGAAGGCATTGAGTTTGGTAAAAACTTGATTAGTCCTAACAACCCAAGAGAAACAGCGCCACATTACTTTCCTGCTAAATTTGAAATCCTACTTAAAAGAGTTGGGTTGAATAAATAGGGTTGTCTATAAAAAACAAATATTGAAGGGATGAACAATATGAAAAGAGCTGAAATTCAACAACAGATGAACGCTTGGGTAGTTAAGGCAAACAAATTCCTTGAGCAATTCCCAGTAGAACGAAACAAGCTGGACATCGAATTGTTAGACTATAACATCAAAATTGGGCGAGTTGCTGGCGGATACTGGGCGCGAAAAGTTTCCAAAGAAGATGTCGAGGTTTTTAAACGTGAAATGGTTGATTATTATGGCGAAGGTAGTGAAGATGAACGCGAGTTCACGAATTATATCGACACCATGCTTGCGCTTCCGTCCTATAAGGCGACCAATGTTTTTGCTGCATTGAGAATATACGGAAGACGGCGTATCAAGGTTCTAGCTAAATTTAGACTTTTGAAAGAAGAAGGGCATGTACTGCTGGACGAAATCAAGTCAATTGGAAAAGATGCGAAAGAACATTGCAGTGATAATGCTTCCGCGGAAGCTGGCTTATTAGTCTGGCAGACGTTGGACTTTTGGAAGCAGTTTAAAAAAATCATAGATGAACCTTTGACTGGTAGCAAGACCGACTTCATGGTCCAGATTGAAGCTATTTTCAAAAATTCCACGATCACAAGAGATGAGCTGCTACAGGTAATCACTATTGATAAAAGCCTAAAGTGGTGGGATGGCAGCAGACGCAAAATCTTTAAGGAAGTATACTCCAGAATCCCTGAGAAAATCGATTACGAAGCGTTCAAGGAAATCATCTTCATAGAAAAAATTGAGCATGAACAAGATTGCTATTTGATGGACATCTTCATGCATCACATGTTTTCGGTGATGGACAAGTACAAAAAGGAAACTGGCGAAGACATGATTGATACGTTTGGGATTTTGGAAGAGATTACAGGCAAACCAATCCAGACATTCACATCTAAGCTTGATGAATACGGAGACATTGTTGACATGGTACCGAACAAGCCTAATCTCAAGGTGGTGAAGTAACTATGAATCTGCCAGAACTTGCTCGAATCTGGTTCGGTCACCCTATGCAGCATGCCATCATCGTACGTAACATCCAAAAACAATCTAAAGGAGCTAAGTAATATGAAATTATCACTAAACGAAATTGCACTTATAGCCGTTCTTCGAACTCTTGATTTTTGCGACATGCTTGACGTGTTTGATTCTCTTGAGGAATTGTCTGTTCAGTCTGAATTGAAAGGTTTAGCTCAGACTCAGAAAGGTGATAACCCTGCAAGTGCTGCTGGATGGCTGAAACGTGCGTCTGATGTGGAAAAACTTCGCGATGCTCTTTGCATGGCTAATGATGATTATCGCGCTAACATTTTTCCTGAGAACCAAACACAATCGGAGGTACTGCAATGAAGGGATCTGACGGAATCTCTATTGCTCAAAAGTTGACATTGAAGGAAGCGCGGGAGAACTTCGGTTATTCGTTGAAGGATGCGGCTCGTAAAACCGGGATCACAGAAAGCAGAATTAGCGAAATTGAGATTGATGCCAGTCATGCAGCCATAGATGAATTCGTAAGTCTTTGTCAGTGCTATGGTACCAATTGCAATCACGTTTACTCTGGTGTTGCAAGCGAAGTTAACAAGGCTCGCAATTCAGGAAAATCAACTGATTTTAACGAAGTGTCTCAAATTACACAGATCAAGCTGAAACTTGCTGAACTAATTCAATGTATGGGCACGGACGACATGTTTACGCGTCAGGATATCCATAAAGCGATTCGGGAAATTTTCCATGATTTGCATGAATTCGAAGAGATTATTTTAAGCCCGTTTTTGAATGATCACGACAATATATTTTTGGGAGGTAGATCGGTATGACTGGAGAACAACATTCGGAACTGATGGCATATTGGGAAATGAAGAAGGAGCTTCTGGACATTATCTTAATTTCCAGCACTGAGGAAGATTATCCGAGGGATCAGCTTCAAAAGGATATCACCAAGGTTCTAGCTATTGTTGATGTGCGCGAAAAAGAAGCCATGTCAGCCATTACATCGGCGTACACAGCTTCTGTTAGTCATCTTAGATAATCATTCACGGTTCGCCTTAACATCTCTTGGTCGGGGTCGTTAAGGCAACCTAAATCAAAGGGGCATCCCTTCGCGCTGATTATAACACCATGTTTTCGAACAGCGCAAGGGCTGCCCCCAAATTTGAGGGGTGAACAATATGAAAACGGCTGTTCCTTTTGCGAAATTAAGCCGCGAAACAAAGGTTCAAGAATTGGCTGCAAGCATTCAATCCAAGGGCCTATATCCGGTCCTGAACAACTTTCATGTATATATCAGTGAACGTGCAACGTTAAAAAATAAAGTAGATGTATGGACATATGTATTGGGCTTGGTTTGTGATGCTATCCGCGGATTGCCGCAGGTAGAAGGGACAAATATTAACGTAGCGCCTATGTACGATTCAGCCAATGAAACAGCTTCCATCATGGCTTGGCCCAGCGGTTCAGAAGCCACCCATACCTGGTATAGCAAACCGGTTCGTATTGAGGGATTCGAAGTCATTTCAGCTCAATACGATTGGGAGGGTGAGCAACTTGGGATCTAAGGATACGGTTGTTGACGTTGAATCGGTTAGTCACGAACTTATTCGTTCTCTTACTCGCCCATATAAACCGGATTCAGAGTTTGTAGGAAAGTACCATCACATGCGCTTCCAGTGGTGGACATATGACATTTGGAGCACCGGATTTCAGGCTTCCATGATGACCTATTTAGAGTATGTAGATCGTGATGAATTATATGAATTTGTCTCTCAGTTCATTCGTCGGATGTGTGATAAGGAACAGCCCAAAGGTGATGCCGTCCGGGCTTTGCTGGCTGCTGCCTTCGGTACGCAAGATCAATTTGAAATAAAGGAAGAGTAGGTGAGACGTGTGACCGACTCTCGCAAGAAGAACGGTTTTGTAGGGATTGCCAACCAGATTTGGGACGAGGTCATTCGTCGTGATTTTACCAAGCGCCAGAAGGATATTTTGCTATTTATCTGGCGCTTATCTTATGGCTGCAACCAAGAGATTGCAATCATACCCATGTTAAAAGACTTTGCCTTGTGTGGCGTTGGTAAAGGTCATATAGGTGCAGAACTTAAGCATCTTGAGAACTGCAAAGTAATAGCACGGAACAACAATGAATATCGGTTCAACGAAAATTATGACTATTGGCAGATATCGCCAGTTAAAGGTTGGGATAGCAATCGGTTCGATGAGCTGATTCACACCAATCTAATAAATGCTAAAAAAACAAAAAAACAGGTTACTGAAACAGGAACCGAACAGGATGAGGGATTGGAAGGAAATCCGGCTGCTGAAAGTTACCAAAACGGGGACTCGCCAGATGCGGAAGAGTTACCAAAACAGGAACCGATTCAAGAAGACTCAGTTACTGAAACGGTAACCGAAAACGGAAATCAGTTACTGAAACAGGAACCGCCAGTTACTGAAACAGTAACCGTGACACCCCTTGAGCCCATACAGGGCGCGGCCTCCGGGGCTCTTAAAGACACTTTAAAGACATTAAAAGATAAAGACATTAAAGATATGGTCATTTTGGATTTCGAATTGTTCTGGAATTCATACCCGAAAAAGGTCGCAAAAAAGCAAGCTCAAAACATGTGGGATAGAGCAATCAAAGAAAAAGTCAAACCCGAACTTTTAATCCAATGTTCTCAGCACTATGCACAACATTGTTCAATCAACCGAACAGAAAGCAATTTCATCATGCATGGTTCGACCTTTTTAAACCCGAAGAACGAAAGATATGCCGATTTCACAGAAGCACCGAAGATTACAGCAGTTGTTCCGGTAGCGAGTGATCAAAGCAACACCCGGTCTAGTCGGAACAAGTCTCTTTTACAAAGACGGATGGAGGATACACGGAATGGACAATCAACAGGTACTGAGCATTTTGGCGGTAGTGGTTACAGCTTACCCCACGGTCGAACTGACTGACGAAATGGTCACACTATGGGAACAAATGCTTCACGATGTGACTTATGAATCTGCACAACGGAGTTTGACGCAACATATCAAGACATCGAAGTGGCCGCCAACAATAGCAGAAATCCGGGCGAATACATCCACGGTGAATGAGATCCTTCGGGCAGAGACACATGAACGATTCCGGCTGATGGAGTCATGGGAACAGAATGCGGTACCGCTTTTGAAAGATGGTGGAGCAAATGAATAACCTGTACAACCCGCAAGCCGAACAAGCTGTGCTTGGTTGCATTCTGCTGGATCGAACACCGGATACGGCAGCACTTGCAACGGGTCTATTAACGCCAGAGGATTTCTCATCAAGGCATCAACCTATCTTTGAATCAATCACAGAGCTTCATGAAGGACAAAAGGCCATAGACGTAATCACTTTGTACACCCATTTGAACGCCAAAGGGATAACAGGTGATGTGATCGGTTTGACGTACCTTGGAGAGCTGGCAGAAGCTGTGCCGACCATATCAAACGCCCGGGAGTACATCACGAGTGTTCAAGGATTGGGAGTAAAGCGCCAAGGGCTGCGGATGCTGGATGAACAGCGCCGATTGCTTGAAGAGTCTTCCGACCCGCTCGAAGTGATTGCTGGGATCAAGGCAGGGGCAGAAGAGTTGTCCGAACGTTCCCCATCCGAACGCGGCATGGTGAAAATCAGTGAAGTCATGGATGGTCATGATGACGATTTGGACATACGAAGCAAATCCAAAGGAATTACAGGCGTGCCCACTTGCGGTTCAGATCTGAACAGACTCACAGGCGGCAGGCAGAAGCAGGATTTAATCATTGTGGCAGCTAGGCCCAGTGTCGGGAAAACGGCCTTTATGCTTAACAACTCAAAGGCGGCAGCTAATCACGGCGTTACCACTGGGATATTCAGTTTGGAAATGCCCGGTAAGAAATTGGGTGAACGATTGATTGCAAACATAGGCAATCTGGACGGAACTATGCTACGGACTGGACTGTTAAGTCCGGAAAAATGGGGGGATTACACAAACGCCCGAATGCTTCTGGACGCCTTACCCATTGTAATTGACGATACACCGGGGATTACTATTCAACAGATAGCAGCCAAGACAAAGCAGATGAAGAAGGAATACGGCGAAATCTACATTCAAATCGATTATCTGCAGTTGATCAATCCAGGCAAAAAATTCTCAAGCCGTGAACAGGAAATTGCCTATATCAGCCGTTCCTTGAAGCAGATTGCACGGGACAACGATTGTCCGGTAGAAGTGCTGTCCCAGCTCAGTAGGGGCGTAGAACAGCGGCAGGACAAGCGTCCGATGATGTCTGATCTACGGGAGTCCGGTTCGATTGAACAAGATGCGGATGAAATTGACTTCTTGTACCGGGATGATTATTACAACGCTGAGACAGAGAAGAAAAACATTGTGGAAATCATCGTTGCCAAGGGCCGGAATACAGGAACAGGGGTCGCGGAAATGGTGTACATGAAGAATTTCAGCAAGTTTGTAGATATAGCACGGATACATTACGACTGATCAGAAAGGCGGTGTGAATGTGACAGCAGATCATTTGGAGATTGAAAACAACGTAAGACTCATCATGCGGTATCAGATCATTTTAATCAGCCATTTGGAAAATGCGTTGAAAAACGGCAACATTGACGAACACACATTCACCCGCCTGAAAAGTCAGGGTTGTATAGCTCAGACTCAGGATGAAATATTGGATCACTTCGACCGGATATTTCGTGAATTGGTCAGCTATTATCAGGAACGTTTGCGGGAACGGATGATAAAGGGTGCGGCATTTTTTGATGCCCTTGCCCCTGACGATCCACGCCGGATACCCGCTATGGAAAAATACGATGGGCTATGTAAACGGCTCAAGGAAAGCGAGGACAGGGAGCATGGACGACACAACGGTAATGACGCCTAAAGATGCAGCAAGCCAGCTTCATGAATTGGTCAAGCATATCAAGGCTCAATTTGATAATACGGTAACCTGTGTTGGGTTCTGTGATGGTGAAGCCACGGATTTATCACATGCATTCGAGTTTCTTGGTCCAGAAGAGGTGGAGCCGGAAGAACTGATGCGTCAGTATCAGGCGAACAGAAGAACGCGCCGCCTTGCCAAGGAAGCCAACGAACAATGGCGTGTGCTACATGAAATCGTTGTCCGGCTGGGGCTGCTTCATGAATTCAGCCAGGGCAAACGTGAAATTCGGTCAGTAATAAAAACTCAAGCTGCACGGCACTACACGGTGAGAAGTCGCGAGGATCTTCAAAACCATTTTGATAGAGCGAAGTTAAGACATAACGTTAATACAGGAACAGACTCATAGACGAACGTAAAGTGTGCATAGAGCGTTTCGGGGTGTAAACACACCAACCCCTATCTATAAATGCCGTGGCGGTACCGCAGAATTGGCCTGCGAAGAAATTAAAGGGGAGAGATAAGCTATGAAAAGCATAATTGATGTAAAACGGAAGCTGGCAAAAGCCAGAACACCCTATCCAACCATGCTGATGGATGAGCTGGAAGATTCGTTCATTGAGAACGATCAACTTCGTAAGGAACTTGAAGAGGAGAAGAACAAGCGCACCAGCTCCATACGGTTGTTAATGCAAGTGACGGATATTTTGAGCATGGCAAGAACACCAGACAGGGCAGGCGCGGCTTTAAAGGTGATTTACAGATGGTTGCATGAGAATAAGCCAGTAGAGCAGGAAGGTGAAGCAGCTCATGAGTAACGATACGGTAACAGCCCGTACCCAATGGGCATGGACCGAGAAAGCCGAGAGCCAGAACCCTACACGCTCTCGAGCCGGGGAACCGATCTGGCCGCAGTACAAGAAAAACGCACCAAAATCATGGTTGGACCAAGGACTGATTCAAGATGCTTCGGAAGTGGTCACAGAAGGCCAAGCGACTCTTGATGATTATATGTAGTATAGTGCAAAAGGGGGATCATATGGACGCTGTAGAACAATTAGAACTGTTTCCGAGCGCCACTGATAAGGATGCCGAAGCCACAATAAAGTTGCTCCGCGAAGATTACCCCCAATGGAAGGCAAGCAAAAGCGTGTTTGAAACAATGAGGGTATTGACGCCAGAGCAAAAAGGCAAATATGATGCCTACAATGAGAAAATCAGCGTGGTAGACATGGCAATTCGCACGATCAAGGACGATGAAGCCCGACGAATTATTGAACATCGGTTCATCAAAGGCGGGAAATGGAAGCACACTGTAATTAATTTTCGAAGTGTGATGAGTGAAAGAACAGTAGATCGGCGCATTACCGAAGGGATTAGATGTGTTGCCAACACGCTGAAAGATTGCGGAATCATATAAACCTTAAAATATTGACGGTAAATTGACTGTATCATGACAATCATATGACGGTTAATGCAAATTAAAGTAGGGACATAGGGCTTTTGCCCGGGTGTCCCTGCTACCCCTTATCCCAGCAGGACTCGACCGTGCTGTGGGATTGATATCCTTAGACGTGAATCGTCAGGGGTGCGGTGTGCGGGGAAAAGCGGTTATGATCACCGCTACTTTATATTATGGCCTATTGGTATAAGCCGGGTTCGATTCCAGGCAAGGCCAAACATCCATGACGGAGTTCAGGTCGACCGTCTGGATTATCAGGGATCTGAATAGGGAATACCGCATTGGTGTGGGGTGACGCTACCAGTCACGGGCGGTACTGGCGAATGATCATGGGTTAGGTCGCTAACTTGATGTGGTGCGAACGGCGAATGCGGGGCAGGCAGGTTCGAATCCTGTACACATCAAACAAGAGGAGTGACGGTTAAGTGCCGTTGCTCTCTTTTGTATGTTGCCTAAAAATCTCCATTGATAGCGTGTCCATGAGTGGGTATGATTGGGATGTATTCCAATTGCCCATAGGAGGATGACAACATGGATGACAAATTTGCACAAGCACAAATGGAACGTGTACTTAACACGCCGGGATTTGTAGTGATTTCTGACGAATCAGTTGTGAATGTTCGCAAAGTGACAAGGATCGATCCTTTGAATAGGGTTGTTTTCTTCCCAGATCAAGAAAAAGGTGAAGTAGGGAAGAAAGTAGACAACGACCGCTGGGATCATTTCATAAGTGAGTACAAGAAATTTCAATAGATTTAGAACATGGAAGACAGTCGCCTTTAATGGCGGCTTTTTTTGTGTCTAAAAAAGGAGGGCAAAACAAAATGGATGCTGCAACAGCGCTTGAATTGGCGCATGAGTACACGGCTTGTCCTGATTGTGGAAACACCTATGTAGGAAATGGAGAAGGAACCATCAAAATTGATGAAAACCTGTTCCATCGAAGTTGCAAATGCGGCTGGAAAGTGACCATAAAGGACGGTGTTGAGGTTGAAGGAGAATGAATCGTTCGATGCAGTGAGTAATGAATTGAAACAATCTCTTAAAACCGCTCTTACAGCCGCAGCAGATGCCTTGTGGGATGCGTTTAACCGATTTGGCGCAGCGATCCGCGAAATGCAGAAGATTTGGTTAAGGGTGCAAGAGTCGCAGGAGCTGAACGAACACGATGTGAAGAGGATCAAACCTCTAAAGATGCCGAGAATTCCGGCCAGTCTCCCGCTCAAGCATCAAGTAATCAATCGTAAGCCGGTTCTTGCGGTAGCACGCAGCCGCTGTTAATTCAGTGAGGTGGTGACATGAAAAAAGTCCAACCGATCCGAGATGAACGGGTTATTGATGGCATGAAGGATTATTTTTGGATACGCAGCTTACGGAATTACTTGTTCTTCTGTATTGGCATCTACAGCGGTTTGCGTGTATCTGACTTATGCAGGCTGAGGGTTATTGATGTAAAGGGATCACACGTTAACCTGGTTGAACAGAAAAACAAACATGCCAAGCGGTTCATCATCCATCCAAGTATTCGGCAGGATCTGGACAAGTATATCTCCACCATGCAGGATATGGATTTCCTGTTTCCTAGCCGTCAGGTTAAGACAGTTAGCCGCATGCGGAAACAACCGATTGACCGGACAACAGCATACCGATTCTTGAATAAGGCAGCCAAGGAATTTGGCCTAAAAGAGATCGGATGTCATACGCTACGGAAGACATGGGCATACCGCCTTTACATGCAGAATCCCGAGAACCTTGCGTTACTAATGGATATGTTCGGGCATAGCGATCCAAGGGAAACATTGGACTATATCGGGCTGACACAGGACATGATGGACAGAGCAATTATGCTGTTACGTTAATATTAGTGCATCACAATATGGCGTTCGTTGCACTCATATTACAGAAATGGCTTTCGAATCTGAAATGACGATGATTGCCAGTTCTAAACCGAGTGAAACACTATTGTATTTATGTTTCAGTCCTGATCCAGAAAATGGTTAATAATGACCCTATTTTGGGTTATTTTTGTGTTGGTTGAAGAAGAAAAACAATTAGAAGTCTGTCTATTTAGACTGATTCTAAGAAAACCGACTCAATTATGGCTGTATAAACGATGAATAAACGCCCCATTTGAGGGCAATAAGCCGGGAAATAATCAAAATCGGCAAAATCGAAAAATCCAGTAATGACGCGGGTTTTCGGGTTTATGCATAAACTATGTATATCCGCACAATTCAGTTAGCTGTCAAAAAGCCCGTCAAATCAGGGTTTTCGGCGTGGTTGTGGGAAAGTACATATGTACAAAACTCAGGGTTTTGAACACATGTCTGTGCATAAATATTGCATAAACGAATGTCAGGGGTGAGGTGTATTATGTAATGGCGAGAGAGAGAAGCCCGGACCGCAAGAAAGCATTAGCGATGTGGTTCGCCAGTGGCAAGGAAATGAAGCCAGGAGAGATTGCCGAAAAGCTTGGAATCAGCGCTGGTCTTGTTCGTAAATGGAAAAGCCTTGATGAATGGGAAAAGCAACCTGAGCCACGCCCGGGAGCGCCCAAGGGCAATCAGAACGCAGTAGGCAATAGAGGTGGGCACGGCGGGCCATACGGCAATGACAAGGCCGTTAAGCATGGGCTATTCCGTAAGTTTCTGCCAGATGACGAAGAAACGCAAGAGATTTATGACACGACAGCCGAGCTTTCCACGTTGGACATCTTGTGGGAAGGCATACGCATCCAGCTCACGAATATCATACGTGCCTTGAAGATCCAGCACGTAACGGGCAAGGATGAGATGATTAAGGAACTCAAAAAACAGAAGTTTGAAGTCCATAACACGGGAACCAAGAAGGAACCCAACATTGAACAAATACCAATTGAACAGGAATACGAATTCCAGTTTGCTTGGGATCGATCAGCAAACAGCCTGAAAGCCATGGCTGCTGCATGGACGGCCCTGGGTAGCTCCATTAAGAAGTATGAGGATGTTTTGCGGATGGCTTCCCCCGATGAGGTGAACGAGGTTCAGAAGCAACGTCTGGAGCAGATCAAGGCCAGTATTGCCGTTATGCGGGGCAAGGTTCCAGATAACAGCAAGCTTGACCTGAACCAGCAAATTACCGCATTGGCTGATTTGATTAACAATCCTGTGCCGGAGCGGGTGATAGACAATGACTGACACAGCCCTAATTCCATATGCTCCATTTAATACGAAGCAGGCGGAATATATCAGACGTTGCCAGGACTCATGGCTGAACGTAGCTGAGGGCGGCAAGCGTGCAGGCAAGAACATCATTAACCTGATTGCCTATGCCATGTGCTTGGAGGTTCACCCGGACAAGCTTCACTTGGTCGCTGGGGTGAGCATGGCAGCCGCGAAGATGAACGCCATTGACTCGAACGGGTTCGGACTTCAATGGTTGTTCAAGGGACGTTGCCGGGAAGGTGAATACAAGGACCGTGCAGCACTCTTCATTCAGACCAAGACAGGCGAGAAGATCGTCATTATTGCTGGTGGGGGCAAGGCAAACAATGCCGCACTGATCAAGGGTAACTCTTTCGGAACGGCCTATGTAACAGAGGTCAACGAGTGCCACCCTTCTTTTGTCCAAGAGGTACGTGACCGTACTTTAGCCAGTTCAAACCAACAGTTATTTTTTGATCTTAACCCCAAACCCCCGGCCCATTGGTTCTATAGTGATTTTCTGAATTATCAGGACGAAGCTTTTAAGCGTGGTGAGAATCCACGATACAATTATGCTCACTTCACAGTCTTTGATAATCTTAGCATTCCAGATGAACGGTTGAAGATTATGCTGGCTAGGTATGACAAGTCCAGTCTGTGGTACAAGTCAGAGATTAAGGGTGAACGAACAGCAGCTACAGGACGGATATACACGCAGTACACCGTCAAGGATGTCATCATTACCAGGGAACAGCTAAGGAAAGAACGGTTCATTGAGTTTTCTATTGGGATAGACGTTGGGGGCACTGACGCCACGGTTGCCACGCTAACTGGATTCACGCCGCGATATGGCACGGTTATACTGATGGATGGCTATTACCACAAGCAGGGCAAGGAGAACGGCTACACACATGACCGTTACGCCAAGGAGATCGTTGAGAAGATAGTCGAGTGGTCGGAAACCTATCCGGCCTTTTTGTCGTATGCCCATATCTTTGCTGAATCTGCTGACAAGCTGTTCCGGCAAGCACTGGCTAATGAGTTAAAGCGCAGGGGGATCTACATCAAAGTTGAGCCCTCTTACAAGAAAGAAGGAATTGTTGACCGGATCAGGTTAACCAATGCTCTAATGAACCAAGGGCGGTACAAGATCATGGCCCATCTTAAACATTGGATTGAAGCCATAGAGAACGCCACATGGGACGAGACAGAGCGCCAGAAAGGTGAATGGGTGCGGACGGATGACGGAAGTTACCCGGTGGACTGCTTGGATAGTAGCGAATACGCCGTTCAGCCGTTCAAGAAGAGACTGGAGGTATAGAAATGGGGTGGATCAAGAATATGGTCATGAAAATGCTGCGTATTAACCCAGCGCCGGAGAATCGAATCGTAAACATCACTGAGCCGCTATCATATCGGACAAATGTACTGCGTAACCGCTTATGGTTCCGTGGTGATGCTTCTGAGCTGGATCAGTTTTACAAGCAGACCGGAACGGATGCAGTGGGTAAGGCAAGATTCTGGGCAGCGGTACCCAGCCAGAACATGGCGATTAGGAAAATCCATTCCGGAATGCCTGCCATGATTGCGGAGCGTCTATCGGATATCGTCGTTGCTGATCTGGAAGCCGTTGAGGTGGATAAGGAAACCGCATGGGACGATATCAGCAAAGACAATGCGTTTGATGAGTTGTTAGGGCAGAACATCATAGACGCTTTGGTGGCTGGGGATGGAGCGTATAAAATCACCGTGGATACCAATGTTACCCAATACCCCATTATTGAGTTCTACAGCGGGGATCAGGTGGAGTATAGACGGAACCGGGGCAGGCTGAGTGAAGTTGTTTTCTTAACGGACTACACACTAAAGGGCAAGGATTACCGTTTGGAAGAAACCTATGGACGTGGATACATCCGGTATCAGCTTTATGACGCTTACGGAAAAGGCGTGCCGCTTACTGTATTGCCTGAGACGGCAGCACTGGCGAACATCGAATACGATGGCAAGTTTATCATGGCTGTGCCGCTCATGTTCTTCCGTAGCTCCAAGTGGGAGGGGCGAGGGAAATCCCTATTCGATAGCAAATCAGACAACTTTGACGCATTGGATGAGGTGGTCAGTCAATGGTGGGACGCGATCCGAGCCGGGAGGGTGCAAAAGTACATCCCAGACGACTTGGTTCCGAAGAACCCTGAAACGGGGGCTCCAATGCGTGCCAACCCATTTGATAATCAGTTCATCAAGATTGGTAGCTCCATGGCTGAGGACGGTAAAGACCAAATCACGATGCTGCAACCACAAATCCTGTATGAAGCATTCGTGGGGTCCTATGCCAGCGCACTGGACATGTGCTTACAGGGCGTTATGTCGCCATCCACGCTGGGCATTGACTTGAAGAAGACCGACAATGCAGAAGCGCAGCGGGAGAAGGAGAAAGCCACGCTGTATACCCGCGGAAAGATCATTGATGCGCTGAATGAGGTGTTGCCCCGTCTGGTAGAAACGGTATTGAAGGTACATGACACGATGCAGAGTCGGGCAGCAGGCGAGTATGAAGTATCGGTTAAGTTCGGAGAATATGCCAGTCCATCCTTTGACGCCGTGGTAGAGACGGTGGGCAAGGCCCGGACGTTCGGTGTGATGAGCGTAGAACGTGCCGTGGAAGAAATGTATGGTGACACCTGGACGGAGGATGAGAAGGCCGCTGAGGTTGCGCTTTTGAAGGCAGAGCAAGGATACATTTTAGACGAACCATCTCTAAAGCGGGATGACCCGCCTGATACTGAAATCGAAGGCGATCCAGAAGAGGATGAGGTATGAAGAAGAGATATGACATCCGTCAAATCTTCTCTGACATGGAAATGGATCTGATCAAGTCCATGAAGCGCAACCTGAAACGTCATGAGCTTGCCGAAGAAGAGGAAGGCAAGGAGTGGGAGCAGTGGCAGCAACGCAAGCTGCAAGACATCCAGCAGTACCGTAAAGAGACACGGCAGATATCCAAACGCTATGAACCAGAAGTGAAGAAGGCAGCCGAGGAAGAGGTTAAAGGCTCCTGGCGGCGTGGGGCTGACCGGGTAAAGGATACGGTAAAGAGCCTGTGGAACAAGATCACAGGCAAAAAGCCGGATATCGAAGTTGAAGATGGTTCAGACCGTAGCTTCTTCAAGATCAACGAGAAGCGGGTTAACGCTCTGGCTGATGCTGCACAAAACAATCTGCAAATTGCCCGGCATGCCATGCTAAGACAAGCAGATGACGTGTACAGACAGACCATATATAAGAGCCAGGTATACCTGAACAGTGGAGCTGCTTCGCTGAATCAGGCTATAGACATGGCAACGAAGGAGTTTTTGGAAAAGGGCTTTGACAATATCACTTATGCCAATGGACGGCGGGTGAATATTGCTTCTTATGCGGAAATGGCGTTGCGTACATCTTCCCAGCGTGCTGTATTTGCCGGAGAGGGTGCCAAACGGGATCAACTGGGCATTCGAACCGTGGTCATATCTTCACACGGCAACTGTTCGAAGCTGTGTCTGCCTTATCAGGGCAAGGTGTTCATTGACGATGTGTATTCCGGGGGATCGGCTGCAGATGGTAAGTATCCGCTACTGAGTACCGCCATTGCCGGGGGCTTGTTCCATCCGAACTGTCGTCATAATATGACCACGTTCATTGTGGGAACCAGCTCATTGCCTAAGCCAGTTGACGACGAGAAAGCCCTATCCAACTATCAAGCAGAGCAGAAGCAGCGGTACATGGAACGCCAGATACGCAAGTACAAGCGCTTGGAAGCGGGTAGCGTGGATGAAGAGAACCAAGCGAATTACAAGGCCAAGGTAAGGCAGTGGCAAGCTCAGATAAGGATACACCTGAGAGAACATGATTACTTACGTAGGGATTCCAAACGTGAAAAACTCAGAATACCGCCTAATTAGCACCTTCTTACACAGAGGGTGCTTTTTCTATGGGCTCCAAATGAGACTTTTGGGGCTCACCGCTCAATAACCGGAGCATATCGGTTAACTCCCTTAGCTGGAGAGCAGCTATACAAATCTATGGAGGTTGATGATATATGGATTGGCTGAAAACGTTGTTGAAGAATGCGGGATTGGATGATTCAAAGATTGACGGGATCGTAACGGATGCAGGCAAGGAGCTTCCAAAACATTTTATTCCCAAATCGCAATACAACGAATTGACCGAAGCAAAGAAACAGGCCGAGCAAGACCGCGAAAAGCTCAATGGACAGTTGGAAGATTTGAAAAAATCCGCTGATGCCAGCGAGGGGCTCAAGAAAGAGATTGAACGGCTGCAAGGTGAGAATACCACGGCGAAGCAGCAGTATGAAACGGATCTGCAAGACCTGAAACTGACCAATGCAATTTCTGCTGCGCTTAACGGAAAAGTCCATAACGAGAAGGTGGTTACGGGCATGATCGATAAGGCCAAGTTGGTTATTGGCGATGACGGCAAGGTGGTTGGGCTGGATGAGCAATTGAAGGGGCTTCAAACATCGGATGCCTATTTGTTCAAGCCTGATGAAGCAGGCGGTGCAGGCGGTTTCCGTGTAGGTAATCCAGGGCAAGGAACTGGGCAAGCCACGAACGATCAACTGGCAAGTATTTTCGGCGTTGCTGAAACGAAGTAATAAACCAATTTACTAATTTAAGGGAGAGATGAACACATGGCGTTCAACTATGTAGAAAGTTTTTTGACAACATTGCAGCAGAAGTATACGAAAGAGTTGGCTTCCGATGCCTTGACTACGCAAAATGCGATCTGGGTGAATAACAAAACGATCAAAGTACCACGTTTGGATGTAGCGGGGTACAAGAACCATAACCGTTCTGGGGGTTGGAATCGTCAGGCAGTCAGCAATGATTTTGAAACGATGACCCTGGGATTTGACCGTGACGTTGAGTTTTTCATTGACGCTATGGACGTAGATGAAACGAACCAGGTACTTTCTGCCGCTAATCTGACAGCTACATTCGAGAAGGAACAGGCCATTCCTGAGCTTGATAAATATCGCTTCTCCAAAATGTATGCAGACTATGTGGCGATGGGCTACACACCTGATACAACCGTTTTGGATGCTGCTAATGCCTTGGAAGTGTTCGACGAAATGATGATGAACATGGACGAGGCAGAGGTGCCGCAGGAAGGCCGAATCATGTATGTAACGCCAACCTATATGAAGCTGCTGAAATCCGCTGAGAAGCTTCGCCAGATCGTAACCGTGGGTCAGAACAGTGGAGTTATTGACCGGGCAGTACGCAGCTTGGATGAGGTTGTGTTGAAATCCGTACCTTCCAGCCGTATGAAGACGGTTTATGACTTTACGAATGGCGCTCTTCCTGGTGTGGGTGCAAAACAGATTAACTTGATCTTGGTTCATCCTGATTGTGTTCTGGCGCCGATCAAACATAGTGCAATTTATCTGCATGAGCCAAGCACCCATACACAGGGTGACGGTTATCTGTACCAAAACCGCCGTTACACGGATCTGTTCTTGATCGAGCGCAAAGCGGCAGCAATCCAAATGAACGTTCAAGCCTAAACATAACAGCCAATAGAGAGGGGCAAATCACATGTTGTTTGCAGTAAAGGGAAATACACAGTTTAAGATTGACGATGCTGACCGGGATACCTATCTTAAACTCGGCTACGATATCGCTGAACAGTCGGGGAATACACTTGAGGTAGTAGAGAACGCTTCAAGCAAAAAGGTGTCTTGGAAGGAATACGAAGCCCTGGTAAGAGAGAATGAGGATTTGAGAAAGCAGATTGCGGCATCTGGTTCCGGTACACCGGAAGCGCTGACGGGGCTGCAAACCCAGTTGGATGACGCCAACAAGGAAATCGAATCACTCAAGAAGCAGCTTGCCGACACGGAAACTCCGAAGACTAAAGCCAAAGCGACACCTGATGACAAGTAGGTGATGGCATGTCATATGTAACGGCAGAAGAGTATGAACTGTATGGGGACGGCGTGATTCCGGCTGAGGACTTGAATAAGGCTCTCAGTCGGGCATCCGACCAAATAGACAGTCTTACCTATAATCGCATCGTACAACGCAAACTGGACGGTCTGACAGCCTTCCAGCGGGGGAACGTGGTCAAAGCGGTATGCCAGCAAGCGGATTTTCAATACCAATACGGTGATTACTTGGACTTCCCTCTCTCTGGATACTCCACAGGCAGCGTGAGCGTGTCATTTAAGGCCGTTGACGGCCCCGGAGGGGTTAAGACTACCGAAGGTGTTACAAGCCTACTGAGAGCCACGGGGTTGATGAATAGGGGGTTATGCTGATGCGGGGGAAGTTTCCGTTTCCACATTGGATTTTGAATACACCGGTTCAAGTGTTCCGAACAGAGACGTCAGAAGACGGGGAGCCTGTCGAGAAATTAATCTTTGACGGGCTTGCTTGTTATGACGAGCAGATGCGTCAGAAGCTGGATAAGGAGCGCCGTTTGGTTACACTGTCCGGCAAAGTGATTCTTCGCGGGGATATCCTGCCAGGAAAATTGATTGAGGGCTTTGTCCGGGTCGGTGGTGCTGATCGGATCATATTCAGTGCATCACGGCCGCAGCATCCTGACGGCAGCGTCTTTTCTACGGAATTGGAGCTGAGTTGATATGAAAGTGAAAGTGACGATGGATCCCAGGGCTATGCAAAAGTTGTCCAAAGCCCCCATTGAAGCGCTTGAGGTTGTAGTAAACGGGAAGGAACAAAGCATCTTGACCGAGATTGCCAATGCGGGTGTTGTGCCGAAGCAAACGGGTGAGTTGGAACGAAGCGCCTGGGTAGACAAAACCGGGCTGAAAAAGGGCCAAGTGAAGATTGTCTATGACACGCCGTATGCACGCCGACTTTACTGGCACCCAGAATACAATTTCAGGCGAGATAAGAACTCAAACGCCCAAGGGTTGTGGCTGGAAGCTTGGCAGAAGGAACAGAAGGGCTGGATTCGTAAGACGTTTGAAAAGCTGATCAAGAAGTTCGGAGGTGGCTTTATCAAATGATGCTGTCCGAGATTCGGGATTGGCTGAAAACGCAGATCGATTCCCCCAATTGGTACATTGGCAAGATCGATGGGAAAAAGGAACAGTCCGTTGGGATTTACAACCTGAACACCGGACAACCTTACATTGCCATCGGAGGGCTGGAGAACACCAGCTATGCCAGCAAGTCCATATCTATCCTGGTTCACTGGTCCAAGAATGCAGATACAGCGGAGCGTAAGGCCCATGAGGTCTATGCTGCGCTATTTGGTCGTTCTGATGGTGATATATCAGGGCACCGCGTTATTGCTTTTGAAATGCGCACGCCATGGCCGATTGATGTGGGTACTGACGATGCAGGCATTTATGAATATGTGATTGAGACAACGATTTATTACGAGAGGTAGGGGAATGGAATGGCGACAACAGGCGTATTTCCGGTTCATAACAATATTTTCAAAGTTGGTATCAAGGGCCGTGAGTCTACAGATACGGACATGAAAACGATCAAGGATTTGGAGAACTTCGCTCCAGCCATTGATGGCAACACCGAAGAGTGGAGCGCGATGGACCAAGGGGGCTGGACAAGACGTGCGGTAACAGGCAAATCCTTGTCTTTCAGCTTTTCAGGTAAACGTAACTATGGAGACCCCGGTAATGATTACGTTGCGGGATTGCTGCTTGGTACGGGGCAAGAGGTAGAAACGATTTTCGAATGGACCATGCCATCCGGTGCGAAGCTGACCATGGATTGTGTCATTAACTTGACCACGCCTGCGGGTGGCGATGCGACGAACATTGATGGTCTGGAATTTGAATTGTTGTCTGACGGCAAGCCGGAATTTGTGAAAGCACCAACTACACCATAATTCATAAACCAAGGGGGATTCATCCATGTCAAACGTTATTAATATCACAGATAAATTTTCTAAAGAGCTGCCATCCATTCAGATTGGGGACAAGCTGTATCCGGTCAATAACGGTATTTCAGCCATGTTGTCGTTTGAAGAAGCGGCAACGGGTGGGATTGCTGGCATCCTTAAAGCCTTGGAAGGCGCGTTTGGCAAGAAGGCATATAAGGAAATGGATGTCGAGGGGATGAGCATGGTAAATATCATGGTTCTGGCATCGGCAGTTCTTGCGGCAATGATGAACATCACTTATGAGGAAGCGAATGCGCGATTTCAGCGGGAAGTCCAGTCCTGATGGATGGTATGACCTGTACGAAGATTGGGGACTGATTGAAGCCAGTCTTGCCAAGCAATATGGTATCCGCATACGCCAACACGGGGATATGCCGTGGGAAGAGTTCTGTACTCTGGTCGGGGGCCTTATGCCAGATACACCGCTGGGAAGCATTGTGTCGATCCGGGCGGAGCAAGACCCCAAGACCATTAAAGGGTTCAACGCAGATCAGCGCCGCATCTATAACGATTGGCGTAAACGGCAGTCAGATAAACAATTGGAAAACCCTCAGAAGTACGCGCAGGACATGAAGAGTCTGGAGGCCATAATGGCCCGGGCGTTTGGGGGTGAGTAGATGTCAAGCGCAGGCCGCGTAGATTTAGACTTGGGCTTAAACTACGGAGCCTTTCAACAACAGCTAAACGGTATATCCAGTACCGCCACGAATATGGTGGGTGGAGCGTTTAAGAAGCTGGGCGGGATTGTTGCCGCAGCCTTTGCTGTCAATAGCTTAAAAGAGTTTGGTAAGGAAGCCATAAATCTGGCATCCGACTTGGCAGAGGTCCAGAACGTGGTTAACGTCACGTTCGGATCAATGACAAACCAGATTAACAATTGGTCATCGAACCTGATCGAGTCGTTCGGTCTGTCCGAGCTGTCCGGTAAACGATATGCATCCACCATGGGTGCCATGCTGAAATCATCCGGTATTTCCGGTGAAGCCATGAAACAGATGTCCGTTAGGTTGACGGAATTATCTGCTGACATGGCTTCTTTTTATAACATCACGAATGACGAAGCGTATTACAAAGTGTTCTCCGGTATGGTCGGTGAGACAGAACCGCTCAAGCAATTGGGTGTGAACATGTCCGTGGTCAACATGGAAGCCTACGCGATGTCACAGGGCATTACAAAGTCCTGGTTAGCCATGACGCAATCAGAACAGGCCATGCTCCGGTACGGCTACTTGTTACAGGTTACGGCTGATGCTCAGGGTGACTTTGCCCGTAACGGCCAGTCATGGGCCAACCAAGTCCGTATGATGTCGGAACAGTGGAACATCTTCAAGGGCACCATGGGTGCGGGGTTCATTAACATCTTGACGCCGATCCTGAAAGGGCTCAATTGGATCATAGCCAAATTACAGGTTGCAGCAGCCTATTTTAAAGCATTCACGGAATTAGTATTCGGTGACGCTGTAAATGCAGGCGGTGCCGGAATAACTGTGGCTACGGATGCGATGGGCGGCATGGGTGATGCAGCGGCGGCGGCAGCTCCTGCGGTAGAAGATACAGGTAAAGCTGCCGAGAAGGCAGGCAAGAAGGCGAAGAAAGCCGGAAAAGACATGAAGGGCAGTTTGGCCGGATTCGACCAGCTCAATACGCTGGCACAATCGGCAGCTTCTGCTCTGGATGATGCAGGGTCAAAAGCCGCAGGAGCTGGCAAAGGAATTGGTGGTCTGGGTGCAATGGCTGGGTTCGGTGACCTGGACTTGGGCACGCCTTCGATTGATGTCGATCCAATCAAACAACAGGTTGCGGCGTTCCTCGAAGATGTCAAATCGCGGTTCTCTAAAGCCTGGGCGTATATCTCTTCCGGTTGGGGTGAGATGCGGCCAGCATTGCAACCGTTCATTGATATGATGGTGCCCATCCGGCAATCGGTGTCCAATATGGGCAAGACGTTCTTGGACCTGAAAGACAAAGTTCTCATTCCGGTAGCGAAGTACATTTTGGGTGACTTCATTCCTAAAATCGTGACTGGATTCGTGAAATCATTCGCTCCTGTCATAGCCAAGCAGATCGTATGGACATTTGATTTCTTGGACCGGACATTCCGGAATTCCACGGATCAGTCCATTAAGCTTTGGGAAAACGTATGGCTGCCAAGTCTGGAGAAGGTAAAGAACGCCTTTGTCACCAACATGCCGTTAATTGCGGCGGCCCTGCAAAGCCTGCTGGATGGAACGCTCAATCCTTTTACAGACTTCATGGTGAATGACTTTGCAATCCCGGTATCTACGGTTCTGGCTGAGACGCTGGTACCCATCTTCACGGATACACTGGTCTGGGCCATTGATACGTTTACCAAGACGTTCACGAATGCAGTCAACCATATCAACGATCTATGGGACAGCACACTTAATCCAGCGCTTGAGCAGTTCAGAGATTTGTTCTTGGACATCATTCCGCAGATTGGGAAATCTTTTTCTGACTTGCTGAATGGTACGATAAAGCCCTTTGTGGATTATGCCTTGAATGACTTCATCATCCCTATTGCAGCGAAGGTTGTTGATACACTGGTACCTGTGTTCACGGACACGTTGGTCTGGGCTTTTAAGGAAGCAGCCAACACGTTTGAATGGGCTGTCAAGATGATCAATGACATTTACAATACGGTACTCAAGCCTGTGTTCGATCTGATCAAGAAAATTGTCTTGGATACGCTGGAGACGATTAAGGGGCTTTGGAACAAATACGGTGCGGAGCTGCTTGCAAAGTTAACGGAGTTCATGACGAACACCCGCAACCTGTTCCAGAAACTTTGGGACGATATCCTGAAACCGATCATTGAACCATTCCTGAAAAAGCTTAATGAAATTTGGGATGGCACGCTCAAAGACATTATCAAACAAGTCGGGGAAGTGGTCATGAAACTGGTTAATGCTGCGCTGGACATCTACAACAAGTTCATCGTGCCATTGATCAGTTATGTCATAGATAAACTGGCCCCAGGCTTCACGAAGGGATTTAACATTATCCTGAATATCGTGACAACGGTCATCGAGAGCGTAGGCGGCATCATCAAGGGGCTGCTGAAAACTCTGGGTGGTTTAATTGACTTTATCGCAGGTGCATTCACCGGAGACTGGAAAAAGGCATGGACAGGCGTTAAAGACATTTTTGGCGGGATATTCGATTCCTTGTACAGCTTGGTTAAAGCTCCGTTGAACCTGATCATAGACGGTATTAACAAGGTCATTGAAGGGTTTAACAGCCTGAGCGTAAGCATTCCGGAATTCGAGGTATTTGGGCAGAAGGTGGGCGGGGGCTCCATTGGCGTACCGCAGATACCGAAGATACCGAAACTGGCGAAGGGTGGTTTGGCCTACGGGCCGACACTTGCCATGGTCGGGGATAACCGGGGAGCATCCGTTGACCCAGAAGTTGTATCGCCGCTGTCCAAGCTACAAGACATGATCAGCGGGAATAATCAGCCGATGGTGGAAATCTTGCTCCTAATTCTGGACGCAATCCGAAACGGAGACAAGCAGACCGTTATCCAGCTTAATGGTACGGAGCTGGGGCGTGCTACTGTTGCTGCCATAAACGACATTACAAGGCGACAAGGCCGTTCGCCATTAACGACATAGGAGGGATGCAGATTGGAAATCAAAATTAATGGTCAAGAGATTGCCGCCTATCCCTCCACGTATCAGGTGACGGTACTTGACTTGGATGACGCGAATTCATCCGTGCGTACTGCAGATGGTACCTTGAACCGGGACCGGATAGCAGTCAAACGGCAGATAGACATGACTTGGGGGATGCTGACTTGGGCAGAAATGTCCTCCATTCTCCAATCCATGTCCAATGTGTTTTTTGATTGCACGTTCCCAGATCCGATGACAGGCAAACACGAAACCAAACGGATGTATGTCGGTAATCGGCCTGCACCGTTTAGCGTCATGAGTGGCGGCGTCATGTACTGGAATGGACTCAAATTGACGCTGACAGAGAGGTGATGAGATGTATCCAATATCGCCGCTCTACACGGATTACTTAAGACGGCCAGACCGGGAATTTATCGTCAAGGCTCTGGTGGGCAGTGAGGAATACGATAGCAGTAGAATTGTGGATTTCAGTATTGAAAACAGCTTGAGTCTGACCGATGGTTTCCAGATCGGGACGGCCATCCCTTCCAAGCTCACAATTAAGTTACGAACAAATGAGATTATCCCGGCGAATGCACGTATCGTGCCGTACCTCTCCCTGTCACTGGCTGGCATGACGTGGCTAGAAGCACAGTACCCATGGCAAGACATGAACATCACTTGGACTGGCTCAGGGACGGACTGGTTGCCGCTGGGAGAGTTCTTTGTCGATGATCGGGAGAAGATCAATGATGTCTGGACGTATACCTGTTACGACAAGCTGGTTATGGCTAATGTGGCGTACATATCATCATTGACGTATCCGACCACACAAAGAGCGGTCTTCAACGAGATTTGCAACCGGCTTGGCTGGACGTACGACAGCAGCGTAGTGATTAATCCGTCTTATCAGGTGCAGGCAGGGCCAGCAGGCTATACGATGCGTCAGGTGCTTGAATATATCGCTTCTGCGAATAGTGCAAGTATTTTTATCGATAAGGCTGGCACATTGAAATTCAAGCGGTTTACGGCTGCTGAAGAACCTGTATTTGAAATGACCACCGCTGATTATGTGGTTGCCAAAATGACCAACCCTGTTAAGTCGTATAGCCGTGTAGTGGTGACGTACAACACCGAAGATGAACTGCAATATGAAGCGGGTACCGGGGATGAGAATCATACCCTCTACTTGGAAAACCCGTTCATGACCCAATCGCAAGTAAACAACCTTCACGCAGCACTGAATGGATTTGCTTATTTGCCTTTGACGATGGAAGCCCGGGGGTATCCTCAGTTGGAACAGGGGGATGTCATCGGGTTTGTCCAGCAGGAGGGCAGTACCTGGTTGGATACCGTGTCAACATGGGATGATACCCAGATTCCATGGAACGGGCTTGTAGAGTACAAGTCAATCATCTTACACCAGGTGTTCACCTTTGCAGGCGGCTTGAAGATGAGCCTGGAAGCACCGTCAGTGTCCGAACAGCGGAGTGAGTTTATCGTTGAAGGCAGCCTAACCCAACAAGTGAACAAGCTGAATAAGGATGCGCTCAAGGAAGGTAAGTCCTATTATGGGACCACGATCACCCGTACTGAGGGGTTAATCATTGAGCGGGAGGATCATAAGAGCAAGGTCATTCTGAACAGTGATAAGCTTTCATTCCAAGCCGATGGTCAGGACAAATTGTACTTCGATCCGGTTGCAGGCAAATACAAATTCATAGGCACGCTGGAAGCTTCGGATGGTGTGTTCAGCGGGACGGTATCCGGTGGACGTATTGTGGGTGGCAGTGTCCAGATAGGCAATTCATTCTCTGTAAACGAGTCCGGCCATATGGTTGCGGTTGGCGGGGAGTTTAGCGGCACGATCACAGCGGCGGTCATCACAGGGGGCCAAATTAATGGTGGTACCATCAACGGTTCAACCATCATTGGTTCGGTCCTGAAAACAGCCAACAGCGGCAGGCGCATTGAGATTGATACGGCTGGGTTCCGGTCCTACGATTCAAGTGGACGCAACAGGATACAGATGGCAACTACAGATGATTCTTTGGCCGCTGCACTGATCTTTAGGGATGCAAACGGAACATCTGTAGGGGAGATTAATTCCTATTCTAATAGTGGTGTCCTTACAATGTACGGAAATAGCATCATAATTGGTTCGAACAACACTTCTAACCCTATACGGATGCAAGGGGCAGTCACCTTTGCCGGGGCAACCTATTTGCGATCCGGTTCGATCTTTGGTATTAATATCTCCGACATAGTTGGGTTACAGTCTGAGATTAATGCAATATGGGCAGCGCTAAACGGTAAGGCGTCTAATAACCATACTCACTCTGTTACTTTGCCTACGCACAACCACGGGCTTGCTAATGCCGCAAATTGGGGCGGAACCTTCACAACTTCAACTCCGTAATGTATCATAATAGGAAAATAGCACCAATACGGAGGTATAGTATGAAGAAGTTTGCACACAAAGTTGCATATATTGCTGGAGGTATCATTATCGGTGTAGTTTTTTCGACATCAGCAGGGGCTTTTGCTGATACCGTTAAAAGCATGGTTGGCAAAAAGGTTACTGGTGAATACACAATTGTTGTAGATGGAAAGAAGTTGTCTGACAAAGGGGCGGTAATTGATTCGCGGGCAAACGTCCCTGCCCGTGCCTTGTCAGAAGCGTTAGGAGCTGATGTATCTGTGAGCGGGAAAACAATTAGTATTACATCAACATCGGATGAAAACACGATCGTAGATAGTACACCTTCTACGCCATCTACCGAGACAAATAAATATATTGGTCAATCTAAATCAAGTCTAGAAGAACAGAAAAAAGTTATTGAAGATAGAATTTTGACACCAACTAGAGCGGGAAGAGAACAAGCGCTGCAAGGGCTTGAAGAAGCTAAAAAGACTGGGGACGCTGCAATTATTAAATTAGCGGAAAATAAACTCGCTGAATATGATGCGGAAATTTCCAAATATGAAGCAGACCTGAAAATGGTCAACGAAGCGCTCGCAGCAATTAAATAATATCAACATTACAGAGAGTCCATTTCATGGGCTCTTTTTTTGTTGCCCAGAAAGGTGTGAACAGCATGGAGGAACAGCGTTTACGCGAGATTATCCGTGAGGAATTGATTGCCCATGACGAACGGACCAAAGCTGAGGTCATCACGATCCGCGTCAATGATCAGATGAAAGCAACTATGCTTGAGGTCATCAAGAATATGAAGTGGGGTGCACCAGGTGAGAATTAAGAAAGTGCTTGAACTGTCCGTGGATGTGAGCGACATTTTCCGTGAGTGTCCATTGGTGATCCGCGCCATGGTGGATACATTGCCCACGTTGGATTCTCAAGTTGCGTTCCTTCGGGTTATTCACCAAGACGTTGAAACTTTATTGAAGGGAGTTGTTTCGAATGGCGAACCGGTTCGCGAATCTGGAGGGCAGCAAAAAGATAAATGAGGATTTTCAAAATATTAACATCGGCTTTGACCGTGTACAGGCTGAAATAGATACCAAAGGTACACCAGCAGATGCCCAGGCTAAAGCCGATGCAGCCAAGGCGGCAGCTATTGCTACAGCAGCGGAAGCCCTGGCAGCCCATAAGGCGCGGGGAGCCGATGAGCATCCGGCAGCCAAAGGCAATGCGGCTGGTTTTATGTCTGCTGCTGACAAGCTCTTAGTTGATGCTCGCACCAGCGCCGCAACACCTGACACGCTCATGCAACGTGACGCAGAGGGACGGGCCAAGGTAGCCGCTCCAGCCGCAGCGAATGACATTGCCCGGAAAGCGGAGACTGACGCCATACAAGCCAACCTGGACAACCATGCAGGCAATGCAAATGTACACGTTACCGCAGCAGACCATACCAAACTGAACGGGATTGCTGCAGGAGCTGAGGTTAACCAAAATGCTTTTGCCAAGGTGAATGATGTGGAAGCTTCCAGCAAGTCTGATACAGTTGTTTTCGTTGGTGGTACAGGGATTACAGTCACAACCGATCCCGAGGGCAAGCGGATTGTCCTGACGGCAACAGGGGAAGCAACGCCAGGCGCTCATGCATCATCCCATATCACTGGCGGCACGGACGTAATTCCTGACGCTGTGGTTGGTGGCTCCAGTGGCCTGATGAGTGGAGCCGATGCCAAGTTTGTCCGGCAGGATGGAGAGAGCAAGACGGGAGCGCAGGCCAAGGCAGACGCAGCCAAACAGGCAGCCAACGAGTACACGGATCAGAAGGTTGGGGAAATCGTTATTGATGATGCATCCTTGACCCAGAAAGGGATTACGCAGCTCTCCAGCGCAACCGAATCCGATGAGGAAGGCGAAGCGGCTACACCTAAAGCCGTGAACACTGTCCGAAAGCAGGCCGACACGAAGATTGGTAATCTATCCGAACTACAGACAACGGACAAGGACAACCTGGTTGATGCGCTCAACGAGGTTTTTCAATCTGGCAGTGAGTTTAAGGGTGATATTGCAGATGCGATCACTGCCAAAGGTGTTCCAACATCTGCATCAGACAGCAAGGACACTTTTGTCCAACATATCGAATCCATTGAAACGTCAACGGTGATTAACGGACAGCAAAAGATTACCCGGACTTTTGCCGAGACGATAGTGGCTAATGATCCGGTGTATGTGTCGACAACGTTTGAGCCAGATGTAACTATATCGGAGCGACCTGTGAATGCTGTATATAAACTGTCTTGGAGTCATGATGGTCAATATCTTGCTTGTCCTTTCCAAACAGCTCCCTATCTATATATATACAAACGTGTAGGTAAGTCCTTAATCAAGTTGTCCGATCCAGATGTTATGCCAAACGGGAGTGCAAATAGCGCAAGTTTCAGTCCAGACGGAAATTATCTGGTGGTTGCTCATACTGCGTCGCCGTTCATTACTATATATAAGAGATCGGGTGACGTTTTTACCAAATTAGCTAATCCTGCGATATTACCTACCGGGCAATCTCAAGCAGCAGATTTCAGCCTAGACGGAATATATATGGCGGTTGCCCATAACGAATCACCCTACGTTACTGTGTACAAGAGATCGGGTGACCTCTTTACGAAATTAGCCAATCCTACGTCATTAGCGACGTCGTCAGGTCGGTCAGTAGATTTCAGCCCAGATGGAACATACTTGGCAGTTACTCATTTCTCATCACCTTACTTATCTATTTATAAGCGAACAGGCGATACCTTAACTAAATTAGCTAATCCCACCACTTTGCCAAACAGCATAGGTAATTCAGCGAAATTTACTAAAGATGGAAATACTTTAGCTTTAGGAAGCAGTAGTACCGCTCCGAATAATTTGATTTTATATAGTCGAAATGGTGATGTATTCACTAAAGCTGACTTGACCTACACATTACCGAGTACAACAGTTTATTGTGTAGAGTTTATATACATCGATGACACCGTTTATTTGGCTGCGGGAATTGCTATTGCTCCTTACGTTATGCTGTATCGACTTGTAAACAAGGAACTCGTAAAACAATCTGATATTATTGGCTTGCCTGGGTCTGGCAACGGCTTGTCTGCTACTCGTAACGGAGAGTTATTAGCTGTAGGGCACCCGGGAGTGCCGTACCTGACCGTGTATAGCGGTAACTACGACTACGTCAGGAAAAGCACAAATTCAGTTGCTGGCTTGGCGAACTATATGACTGGCATAGGATATGCGCTGGAAAGCGGGAACCGAGGAGAATCAAAGGAGATTATGACGATATGGAGGTAACAAGGATGAAATTCTATTTTCAATTAGACGGCGATATCATTCGTGATGTGATCACATATCCATACGATGGATACACAGAAGTTGAATTAGGCACAATGCACTTGCCTGCTGGCATCAATGCAGGCTATTACCGTTTACAGGATGGTGTGCCGGTATTGGATCAGGCCCTCAAGGATGAAGCAGATAATGCCAGTCGTCCGGCCGATTACGTTGAGCTGGATCAACGGCTTACGGCAGCCCAAACTCAACTTGCTCAGGAGAACGCTGAACTAAGACAAGCAGTATCTGAGCTGAGTTTGGTTCTGGCAGCCGTCATGGGAGGAGGTGAGTAACGATGACATTTACGAAGGACAGCGGTCTGGTAAAAGTGTGGGTCAGTCTTGTGATGACTGGATCTTACGAGCTTAAGGAAGTACCAGTCTTGTTTAATCTGAAAACTGTTGTGACAGAAGTCGTTAACGGAACAGCAGCTTAACCAGCGTACCCAAGTGGTGCGCTATTTTTATGCCCTCTGGAGTGGTCAGGGGGCTTTTCTATATTCAGATAGAGACGGGGGATTGGCGTATGGAAGCCATACCAGGAGGTGTGAATGACATGCAGGTGCAGGATGTTAATACGATTGTGGATTTGAAGGTCCAACTGGCCCGGATTGAGGAAGCATTGAAACCTTTGGCTGCTTTGGCTCCAGGATTGGCAGAAGTCAGAGAAATTTCCAAAGAAGCATTACAGACGGCACAGCAGATGGCCATTCGTATTGTTGAGGTCGAAGCGGAGTTGAAGAAGGTCGCGGATGTTGCTCATGACGCCAAGCGCAATGCAGCGGATGCATTGTCACGATTAGATAAGCATGACGCGGATCAAATATGGCTGAAACGTACGGTGTACGGCGCAGCATTAACTGGCATAACAGGACTGATTGTAGCGGCTGTATGGGCCGGAATTAAGTTGGGAGGTATGTAATGTGGAATGGGACATTATTCAAGGGTTGATTGATGGCAGGCTGCTGATTGTTCTGGCAGCTTGTTGGGTGATCGGAAATGTATTGAAGAAGACGCCGAAGGTGCAGGATTGGACTATCATTTATATCGTTTCCGGTGTAGCTATTGTATTTTCTGTCCTGATGCTTGGCCTGAGCGTGGAGAGCGTGGTACAAGGCGTTCTAGTGGGCGCTGTGGCGGTCTATGGTAACCAACTGGTGAAGCAAACCAAGAAGGGTGTTGATACAGATGCAAGCGCGTAAAACAGGTAATGCTCAGGGGATTGATGTATCCCATCACAACGGTAATATCGATTTCAAAAAGGTAGCTGCTGACGGGATTTCCTTTGTGTTTATCAAGGCGACACAAGGAAAGTCCTTCCGGTCACCCAAGTTTCTACAGTCCGTTAAGGATGCCAAAGCGGCTGGCCTGCTGATCGGTGCATATCATTACGTGGATGACTCTGCTGGGAGCGTGGAAACGGCCAAGGCTGAGGCAGCCAACTTCTATAAAGCTATCCAGGATGCTGGCGGGATTGGCACATTTGATTTACCACCTGTAATGGACTATGAGTCAAATAAAAACAGCTATAGCAAAGCAACGATTACAGCCGTAGCCACGACTTTCCTTGCGGAGATCCACAAGCTGACCAGAGTTAAACCGCTGGTGTATACATACCCAGCGTTCATTGGCAATTTTACGGGCTTATCTTCATATCCGTTGTGGATTGCCAGGTACAGCACACAAACGCCTGCTGATGTTTCCGGCTGGACACGTTGGGACTTCTGGCAATACTCAGACGGATCAGCAGGGGGATATTTGCCACGGGGGAACCGGAAGGTGGACGGGATCAGTGGAGCCGTAGATTTAAACGAATTTGACGGCACGATTGCGGAGATGAGAGCAAAGTACTCACCTATTAAGGAGGACAAGCCAGTGACACAACCAGTGACAACAAGGGATATTAATGTGCCCAGCAAGTGGGCTGAGGCAGCGTGGGCAGAGGTGACAGCCAACGGGTATTTTGACGGGACACGTCCGGGGGCGCAGATCACACGCGAGGAATCGGCGGTAGTCATTAATCGGCTCAGGAAAAATTTCCTTGCCTTGATTGCAGGAACCAATGGGGATGTCAAAGCCATGGACCTGAGATTGAAGAAGATTGAAGCAAGTCAGGAATAATTTCAGGAATATTTAACGGAATAATTTACATTGGAATTGACAAGTCTTCTCCGCAACTGTCTCACTAAAATATCGAGAATTTTGCAACCGTAAATCCCAATCGCTTGGAAATATCAAAGGCCCTACCAGTTAATCTGGCGGGGCCTTTTTTGCGTTCAATAAAGCATAGACATGTAGAATAACCTATTGACCAGAGTAAACAGATATGGTATATTATTTATGGGAGGTGAGAACAAGGATGAAGAAAAAAAGGAGAAAGAAAAAGGAACTCCCGGTGGACAAGCTGGTTACGCTTCTCACGGCCATTGTCAGCTTGCTTACCGCAGTAGTCAACCTCATCATAGTCCTTCGCCGTTAGGCGGGACTTGAGGGTAGCACGGTCGGTTAATCCCAAAGGCCGACCGTGTGAGTTCCTTAATCCTTCTCTTCCCTTAGTATAGCATGACAAGAAGGGAGCATGTATAATCATGAGTATGTCAAAAATAACTAAAGTGACTTTGATCATTAGCTTGCTTTCGTTGGGTCTAAGTGTCGCTACAATGGTAATATTGATTACGAGGTGATTTGATGGAACGGGACGATCTGATCCGCATCATACAAGAGAATGTAATAACAGCAACAGAAGCGGTGGAGATACTTGGTGGATCTAAGCAGAACCTTTCTTCATTGGTGAAGCGTAAGAAGCTGCTTCCAATAAAAGAGTCCGGGTCAGTTCGTCTCTTTCTCAAATCGGATGTTGAGGACCGTAAGCGAGAGGCGGAACAGTTGCGTGAGAAGTATAGACCATATGAATGAATATTTGAGCCCACCAGCTTATTCCGGTGGGTTTTTCTCTTTTGGCTTCAATGGTTTCTTTGTAAGAGTCTTATAATACTCAAAAGGCACGCCTTTGTAGTACCACCTATTTTCTTGTTTTTCCCTCTTCTCAATAACAACCTTAAGTTCCATATTGTTAACCTTCCGCTGAAATTCAGAAGCGTATTCCTTACATTGTCTAAGTCCTCTTTCCTCAGTTTCACTATAGAAAACGTGAAGCGAAAAGCCGTTTGCCATAACTTCCATTCTGTATAGATTCAT